ATTATAGTGAATCATTCAATCAATACTCGTTCGGTGGAGTACCTACATCTATGTCAAGAAATGGGGAATTTGCTTTATTTTCTACAAAATGTTATAATGGAAGTTTTATAGCTAATGAGGCTAGAACAACGGGTAGTAATAGAACCTTATATGGCGGGAATACGGTTTTTTCGTTAACAAGATTCGCACCTACAATAAAAATTTTAGGGACAGCGACGATAGGTGGTGATTTAAAAGTACGTTTTTTGAGTGTAGGTGGTGATAAATCATATATAGAAAGTAATACCAGTGCGGGTTTCGTTCCCGGATATATAAATTTTGAGAATACTAGAGATGAACATAGTATTTTTAGGTCACAAATTATAAATACATCACAATATACTGGTGATGATAATTTATCCGAACTCTTACTGTTTAAATCTGGACACGTTCGAGGTCTCAATTCCAGAGGTCCGGATAGAATACGTCTTAAATCGCCAAGTATTATTTTAGAAGGTATGACATGTGAAAATCATCCAATGCATACTTCCCCTGATGAAATTGGACCAGTAGCTGAATCATGGTCTAAATTTCTTAAAGAAGCTTCCGCGGTTTATTCTCGTTTGACTTTAACGGGTATAGGTAATGTAGGTATAGGTATACCTGAATATGCAGATCATATCATCAAGGAAAATTGGAATTTAGGGTCCAGTTCTATTTTAGGTAATTCCGATTATTATAAACAAAATGAAAATGCAAATGCACAAGCACCACCTCTCATAAACCATAGACTGGTTATAGATGGTACACAGAGTATACAAAACGGTAAACTTTACATAAACAATCCAACATCTTCAAATCTAATTACAGATGGTATGGCGGTTTGTTATAATACAATGACGAGTGCTTGTATTCAAAATACAAATACTACAAATATACCTTACGTAATATGTGATTCTGTGAAACGTAACCCCCTTTGGAGTGATGAAGATGGGTATAACAACTATTATGACCGAATGAGATTATACAATACGGTTACATACGATGATGTAAATAAAGGGTTATATTTTGGAACGAGTACATCGTATGCACAGGGGTGGACCCAAAGTACACGTGATACCATTACAGGGACTGCTACGAACGTTTTATCGGGTGTATATACAATCTCGTATTGGTTTATGTTAAAAGATTATGCACAAAGTACATTTGGGTCGAATGGAAAATTAATATTCACTACTTTTCATTGGACATCGCTTGGATATGGTCATAAAATTACAGATACAGGATTCAAAGTCCAATATACACAGGGTAGGGCTATTAGTGGACAACCTTATTACACAACCGCGGTATCTGACTATACTGTAAATTATACGTTTAATCAAAATGTATGGTACCACGTATGTGTTAAAGTAGATAATACAGCTGGAAATGGCGCCAATGAAGGTACAGCAACTACACAATTATGGATAAACGGTGTATCGCAATCTTTAACCGCAAACGAGACAAATAGAGATATGAACGGGAGATTCCCAGGATTTTGTTGGTTTGGGGTAGTTAATCAAGCATCACATGGCACATATGGACACACTTTAGGTGGTGATGGTATGTATGGTCACCTTATTGGTAATGTTAAATTTTATATCGCACACGATGGCACGGATTACGAGGAAAGGGTAGCTATACCAGATTATAACACTGGTCCCGATTTTTATAACGAAGGACCACCCAACGAAGGATTATCAGTATCAGGTGATATTAACATGTCTAGTGGCAGTAGTTTAAGAATTAATGGAGTCGCACAAACGTTTAGTAGTTTCGTAGAAGGAAGTGTGGGAATATATTACCCAAGTTCGGGAACAACCAAAAGGGTCGCTATTAATACAACATATCCAACAAGGTATTTAGACGTGGCTGGAACAATCAGCTCTTCAAATGGTGGTATACTGATTCGAAACGGTGATACTAATTCTGGTGCGTACTATGCACCACAAATAGCATTTGGTTGGAATGGAACAAACACGTATCAACATTTCATACAAACGAGGCATAGTTCTAATGTTTCGCAAAACGCGATTGATTTTTACGTGTGTGATAGTACACAAGCTAACTACCTTGGTGTTAATGGCGGTATTACACATAACCTTACGCTAGAATCCGGTAATGTTGGTATTGGAACAATTTCACCAAAGGCACAACTACATGTAAGAAGAGAAGGATCATCTGGAGAATCTAATGTATACATACAATCATATAGTGATGCTGCAGGTGATCAAGCAGCTTTATTTTTAGGTACACCGCATGTTACTGGTGGAACTGCCCAACCCAAGTGTGCTATAATAGCAGACGCAGTTGGTTATAGTCGCGCAAATTTACACTTTTGTTTAGAAACAACGCAAGATAATGGTAGTGCTTATAGGGCGAGTACGTCTAACTCGAGAATGATGATAGATGGTTTGACGGGTTACGTGGGTATAGGAACATCGTCCCCAACTGCTACACTTCATGTAAACGGGACAGTGTCAAAAAGTAGTGGTAGTTTCCAAATAGATCATCCACTTCCAAATATGAGTAATACGCATTACCTATACCATTCTTTCATAGAAGGTCCACAAGCCGATCTCATATATAGGGGTAAAGTTGATCTAGTAAATGGGAGTGCTTCTATAAACTTGGATACTGTTTCTAAAATGACAAGTGGTACATTTGGTGTATTGAATAGAAACGTTCAATGTTTTACATCAAACGAATCCGATTGGGACGCGGTAAAAGGTTCCGTTTCTGGAAACACGCTTACAATATCGTGTCAAAACGCATCTTCCACAGCAAATGTTAGTTGGTTAGTTATAGGTGAAAGAAAAGATAAACATATGTACGATACAGGCTGGACTGACGATGACGGATTCGTCATTCCTGAACAACTAAAATAATTATTTTTTTTTACCATTCTGGAAAATGCGTAATTAATTAAAATATAAAGGTTAAAAAAACAAAATCACATTTACCATGCTGGAACAAACAGGATGGTAGATGGTTTACTATTCACTTTTTAGATGGGAGTGAATCCATAACCGCTAGAGCAATAACGCCCGCGATAAAAAACATTACAACGTAATTACATTCGGTATCGTCCTCACCCAAAATGTTACGTTTTTTACGTTTCACCACCTGGGGTTTGGCGACCACCTCCTGACGTTGGGGTCTTTCAATAGGATCTTCGTCTAAAGGACAATACCCTATCATTTATACTATAATTTATAAATTAATTTCGACCGACTTTTTCTTTTTTCCACCGCCTCTTTTTGATTTGGTCTGTGTAACTTTAACTTCACGAACTTCGCTATCCCCATCGTCTTTTTCATTCTTATAATTTTCTACATCGGCCTCGGCTATATCAGAAACGTCATCTTCAATGTCATCGTTTTCCATGATTGGTGGTATACTGGTCGTACTCATAGAAGGTTGTGGTGGCATCATAATGTTACCCATGAGACTCGAAATGTCTAAACCCGGGCCCTGCATTTCGCGTCTTCCATTAGCATCCACAGTTTCCGATGTCTGTTGTTGAGATTTTGGAACAGTATTCTGTACTGCAGACATCATGTTCTGAACAAGTTCGGGGTTCTGTTTAATCGCGTCATTCATATTTGGCATGACTGATTTGAACATACTATTCGTAAGGTGGAACATCATCGCCGAACCACCAAGCATCATTATGAGCTTAACTTCGGGTGCGACTTGCATTTTTGTTCTATACTTGACGTATAATTCCTCAAAAACTTCATCGTAATCATCAACATTTTCCATGACGTTCTCTGACCAACCGTCGAGTTGGATTTCAAAAGGGTTATACTTTTTGTTCATAAACTCAAGACCTGTTGTACAAGCAATAAGCATACGTCTCGAAAACTTTACCGATTTGTCTACATCAATACTATACGTAATTCGCTTAACTTCCGTTCTAAGCTCGTCTATAGGTGAATATGCGTTTAAACGTTTATTCACCGTGAACCCTTTCTTTTCTAATCGACCAAGTTTGTTTACGAGATCGGCTTTTTCTTCATCTATTGTTTTATACCCAGGCATTGGTTTCTCTTCTTCCATATACATACCACCGCCTCCTCCTGTATCACCACCTTCGTATCCGTACCCAATATTAGGATCTTCTTCGTATTCGCCATAATCCATAGGTTCTTCTGGTGGTGGGATTGAAGGTGGATTCTGTTTGTTCGGGTTTGCAAAAGAATCTATATCTTCCTGAAAAGTTTGTGTTTGAGGAGGTGTAAATTGTGTTTTCATAGGTTTTGGCATTTGTTTTTTCACAGGCTGAGGTCTTGGAATATCAATCTCAATCTCGTTCATAAGTGCTTGTTCATTATCATCTAGTTTCATAACATTTGTGTTACCTCTATTTAAAATGATCTCTCCGTCCATTATTCTTTATATTGAAACTATTCTAATTTCTTTAACGCACTTTATAAAAAAATGTATGTTCAATACAAATGAAACTTAACATTACAAACAAAAATACTCTCAAGTCTATCGCGATCGTCTTCTTAATTTTGTGGGCATTCACATACTTTCGTACCAGCAAGTACCAGCCCGTCGATATCGAAACGTCCGATGAAGGTTCCCTCTTCGACCTCCCATCCAAGGAAGAATGTCTCAAGGATTCGTACTACTCGGATAGTCGAGGCGGTGTTTGCGGTGGCCAAAAGTTGGTCGTGGCACAAGCGGGGTATAAGTTGAAGTAAAATCTCCAGTATATATAAATGGCTTTAGTGACTAGTCAGTCAACTTTACCCGATTTCGAACACGAGTATCACACAGTTATCGTTGATAGTTTTGGCCAACTTACTAGTGATAGTATATTTACAGTTTTTCTCCCAAACCCGCTTGAAAATATAGTTCAAGCCCAATTACTCACCGCAAATTTAAGAGTTGGTGCAGGTACAAGAATAGTCCACCTCTCAATTGACGAACTCAATACAAATTTCAGTCAACGCGCTACAAAAGAAGTTAATGGACAAGCCCCTCTACAGGTTTTAAATCGAAACTTTGGTTCTATCATTAATTCAAGTGGAACTACTGGAACAACCTTATACTTCAAAAACGAGTATCCCGTAATGCAACAGTACATTAATCCTATACGTAAACTCGATAGGTTAACAATAACAATGCGTGACGGAGATGCAGTGAATTTCGCAACTGGTGACGATTCGTTTTTCGTTTTTAGATTCGTTTGCAAAAAAAGAAATTTACCCTACTAATTATTTCAGGGCGTCTCGTACGTATAATTTAAACCTCTTATTAATATAAATGTCTTCTGGTGTTGTTCAACTCATCGCTATTGGTGCTCAAGACGAACACATTATGGGTAACCCAGAAATATCATTCTTTAACTCGTCTTTTAAAAGACATTCTAACTTTTCACAGTCTATAGAAAAACAGACAATACGTGGGTCTGTGAAAGTAAATTCAATGTCCTCCATTAAATTTGACCGAATAGGTGATCTTTTGGGTTATACATATATTACAGTAGGTAGTAATACAGCAGCTGCCTCTACTAACGACTGGGCCGGTTACATTGATAAAGTTGAACTTTATATTGGTGGTCAGTTAATAGACACTCAGGATTCAACTTTTACTGAAAAAATTGCTATAGATACAATGGCAACAAATTTATCTAAATCTGCATTAGGTGTACACCCAGGTGTGAGCGGAGAATCCTATTTTTACCCTTTACGCTTCTTTTTTTGCGAAAGTCCTCAACATGCTATACCATTAATCGCTTTAAATTATCATGAAGTGGAAATTCGTATATATTGGGGACAAAATGTAACAA